GTCCAGTCTTCATCCCAATGATCCACCGAAAACGCCCAAGCCAAATAGGGCAACAGGTTGAGCGGGCAGGTGGCAGGATCCCACAACTCGCGCAGTGGTACCGGCATTGTGGCCAACTCGGCGCAGGCGGCCGCTGCGGCGACTTCCAGCGCTGATGAGCCAACCGGCAAAAGACGGTTATTCATCTGAACCCCCTACGGTCAGTTGATAGTCGGAGCAATATGACGCCTGGGTTTTATCCAAGACGATGTCGGCAGGAGGGCTTTTCAGCTCCACCCGCTGAACCCCTTCGGCGTGCAATGCCGCATAAATTGCCGACAGACGGATATCGCGTCCCAGGCGGTGTTGGGCACTGATGTAGTTTTTTAGCTTGGCTTCGGCGGCACGCCGGATCGGTTCTGCTTCCGGACCGGGGTAGAGGTATAACGTGGCCTCGATACTGTAATTGACGATGGTAGCGGAGCGAACGCTGACGCGGTCCGCCACGGGGCGTACATCTTCGTCATTCAAGGCTTTATCGACGATGGCTATCAGCTCGGCGCTGGCGGTGCCATTCCCTTCGCGCGACAGTACTGAGATCAGCACGTTAGCCGGACTGGGGCTGGTTGCGGATACGTCGGCCACCCGGCCATCGGCTGAGCGGCCGTGGTACTCGTAGGAACCGCTGGAGCCGGCGACGCTCAGTCCTTCAAACGCCTGCTGGATACGCACGCGGAAATCGCTATCGGACTCCATAATCGCAGGGGTCGGCGGGATGACCGTATCGTCAGGCTGCTGCACCACCAGGCGTTGAACCTGGAAGTTGGCACCAAGCTGATCGAGGTCACTGCCGCCGGCGTAGCCGAGCATCACCGACTGTGCGGCTTCGTTGACACGTTGGCGCAGGATCAGCTCGCGATAGGCGTTTTCCTGCAGCAGTTTGACGATTGGCTCCGATTCCAGCGTCAGCGTGCGCGCAATCGCTTCACGCTGCTCTTCCGGGTAGAGGGAAATCAGCGTGGCCTTACGCTCGGCCAGCAGCGATTCGTAGTCGAGAGAGTCCACCACCGTCGGGGCGGGTAATAAGCTCAGGTCAATGGTTGCCATGGTATCAGCTCACTGAAACAGAAAGAGAAAAGGTATCCGGCGTATCCGTGCGATTGCCGGTGATGTCGACCACCATTTTTCCGTCAATGGTGGTGCTAAAGGTGATGCCGCTCAGTTGAATGCGTGGTTCCCACTGCAGCAGTGCGCTGTAACAGGCGGCCATAATCTGCAGCCGCAGCACGTCGTTTTGCGGTTGATCCAGCAGTTCGGACAGCAGAGAGCCGTAGCTGCGGCGCATGGTGCGTGAGCCAATCGGGGTGATCAGAATGTCGCTCACCGACTGGCGAATATGTTCGAGGTCGGTGACCGTGCGGCCCGAGCCTCGGTTCATGCCGAGATATTTCGCGTTGTTCATGCTGGTTTGTCCGTTTGGCCTCCGCCGTTCTGCACACCGCCGTGGGTGTGGGTATGGACTACAATGCCGTTGGAGCTGATGCTGCCGCCGGAGTGGTTGAGATCGCCGGTCATCGAGCCGCCTTGACGGATGGCGATGGTTCCGGTGGTTAATAACTGGGTGCATTCCACCTCGGGAGCATCCAGCGTAATTTTGCTCGTTGCGCGGCAGGTGATGGCCGGCGCGGTGACGTTCACCTGTTCAGTGGCATCAATAGTGGCGCTTTTGATGCCGATAGCCTTCAGTGATCCCGCAGCCGGTTCGTACTCGATCACCGCGCCGTCGGGAAAGATGATGTGCGCCGCTTGCGCCGAAGCCGAGGGGGCCGGGTTGGCATCGGAAAAAATGCCGGGCAGCACGAAAGCGGTATCGAGTTCGCCGCCCAGCGACAGCACCAGCACCTGTTCGCCAACGCTGGGCGCCCACCAGGTCCGGGCACCACCGGCGCGGCCGGACAGCCAATTAAGCCAGTCAGTGAGGTTGCCACCGGTGGCGACGCGGCAGCGCCCGCGGTCGAGATCGACCTCGCTGACGGTGCCGATGCGTATCAGGTTGCGCACCAGGCGCTGAATATCGAAGTTGTCTGTGTTCATCTCTCAAGAATGCCGTTGGGTGAAGAGGGCGACAACGCCGCGGCGTTTAGCTGACGCCAGCACAACCGAAGCCGCTCCTCTGGTAAATTTATGGCTGCTGAAAGTGGCTGATCAGCTCACCGTGCAGATAAACCTGGGTGAATCGCATGACGTTCTCCGGCTCAGGCGGTTCCGCCAGCGGTGTGATGTGCAGCGCGCCGTCGCGTTGTTCAACCAGGATGCGTTCGGTCAGCTGTAGCTGTAGATCGAGTTGACCGGCGGAGGCGACGTCGTGCTGGAATGCAAAGCCGTTTTTACGTTTTTCGGGATTGGCGAGGAGGTCCGGTTGGTGGCTGCGCAGCCAGGCCAGCACGGTGACCATCACCAGATCGTTATTGGCTGTCGGTTCGTTCAACGACAGGTTGAGCTGGTATTGGTATTCGAACGACAGCGAAGCGCCCAGCGTAGAAACCACGCGGCCGTTATCGAGGCTGAGGCGTAGCCTGTCGGGGTACGCCTGCAGAGCAGGCAGAGCGTTGACCAGCGCTGTGCGCAACTGCTCGGGTTTTAACATGATATGTCTCCTGGCAGGCGGGGCCTGCTTGGGGGGATGAATAGAAGAAAGCAACGCCAGAAGCCGTAGTCATGAACGGCTTCCCTGCAGGCATAACGCTTGTTCGGCGTTGCGGCGGCGTTCCAGCCCTTTGCTTTTGACGCCGTTGACATAAACCCAGCGCGGTAATTGATCGCAGGCTGCCTGCCATTGCCGGCGTTTAATAAAGGTGGCCAGGGTGGAATTACAGGCGGCATTGACGCCGACGTTAAAGGCGAAGGCGCTGACTGCGTCATAAACCTGCTGCGGCATCGCTACATTGATGCAGCGAGCTATGCCGCGTTCGACGTTGCGGACATCGTCGAGCAGATTGGCGGCCGCCTGACGTTCGCTGATGACGGCACCCGGTTTCACGCCGGCGGTATGGCCGATGCCGCTGGTCCAGACGCCTGCGCTGCACTGATAAGGGGCGAGCTGACAGCCTTCAAAATCGGCGATCAGGCGCAATCCTTGTTCGGAGGTTTGCAGGGTATCGAATTGCGGCAGTAAGGCGGCGATCGCCAAAATAACGGCCACGCTGCAGCGTTTAGCGAGTGAGTTCATCGTAGACTCCGGGTTTCAGGCCGTTTTTTTTTAATGACTCCAACAGCTGATAGCTTTTGCGCCGGTAGTACCAATTCACCGCGAAGGTGCCGACACCGACCGCTGCGCCGACCAGAATGGCGATATCCTGTGCAGAGTGTCGTCCGAGCCAGGCCAGGCCGGCTGCCACTATGTAGGCGAAGGTTGATGTGAATTTTTCCATCGCTTAGTCCCAGAGTTTGACGGTTTCGCGTTGCGCCGCCGCCGGCAGGTCCGGTAGCTCGATCGGGTGACCGTGCGGAAGCAGCGGGCCAACGTTGGCCAAGCCGATATTGGCGAGATAGACCTGCTCTACCAGACGTTGTGTACGGCCGTAATAGCGCCAGCAAATCGCGTCAATGGTGTCGCCCTGTTGTGCATAAATTTTCATCATTACCATCCTGCGATGTGAGTGGGTGAGAGGGGGGCTGGCCCCCGAATGCTCATCAGTTTCCCGCGTGCGGTAAGAGCCGGCAATGCAATGGCGTTGTGGATGAGGTGGCACAACTAAAGCGAAAAATGTGCGCGACAGAAACGAAAACACCCGCTGGTTGCGGGTGTTGGAAAAAGGGGCGTTTAGGCGTATTCAGGCGATGGCCTAGCGGGGGGCCTGCCTGTCGGCCGGGTAAAATATTTCTTGATAATCGTTGTCTGGCAGTACTTGGCCGGCGAGATCCGAGATCAGTGACATGGCGATCAGTAACTCGGTGGAGCTGCATTGCGCAGCCTGTGAAACATCGGCGATGAACTGGATTCGGGACAGTGTTACTTGTTGTTTATCCATGACATTCACTGTTTTTACCCTCTATTAAGTATACTGTTTATTTATACAGTATTAAGCAAAACGCTAAAGGCGTCAATGGTCAGACTTATCATTTGTGCAGTAAAAATATGCCCAGTCATTGATTAGCAGAAATTGTACGAGAGGGGCCTTGAAGGCAATGTTCGCCTTCTGAGCAGGACTTGCCGTTGCTGAATGCGTGTCCATAACTGGCGTGCGAAACGAGTCCCCATGGCGCCAGTGGGTTCAGCCGCTGCCGGTGGCGTTCGGTGAACTGCGCCCGCAAATATAGGGTGGCGCGGGGTGATCCCGTACCGGCACGAGGAAGGAGAGCATGGCTTTTAGCGCCGAATAAAATGACGTTGTTGGGCCTCTGCGATTTCCTGACAGGCCACACAGCGGCTTACGCCGGGAATGGCGATGCGCCGTGCCGTCGGGATCGCGGCTTCGCATTCGATGCAAAACAGTGCCGAGGTCTGTGTTATTGCCGGTCTGGCGTGCGCGATTTGCTTCTCGAGCATCAGCGCTTGGCGCTCTTGCGCCATATCAATGGTGTCAGCCAAGGTATGTTCTCCTGACAAGGGGCGAATTTGGGCCGAGAGGCATCCGGCGGATTGCACGCCTGGAATGACCAACGGTTATTTTTTCTGAGTTAGCTGGCAGTCTTCTTCGCTGATATAGCGCGGCAGCGACTTGCCCAGCGCAATAAATTCATTGAGCGCAGCAACAATTTTCTGTCGCTGGGAATAGCTCATTTCGTGGAACAACGGCAGCAACGAGTGACTTTCGGTCAAGCCGGCGTGAAAACACAACGTGTGGCGTAAATGCAGCGGCGCCGTGTTGTAGATCTCCTCAGCCTGGTTGGTCTGTCGGGCAAACAGCGTACGGCGGATTTCTGCAATGCGCCGCAGGCCGATAGCCCGTTGCTCTTCAGTGGCCAGCAGCATGACAACCTCCTTGGCATGCGAATTGACGTTTTACTTGCAAAAGCAAGGTCAGATTCTCACCGGGCACCTGCAATACAGAGTATCGAACCCGATACCTACAGACTTGCTATTGGCATGATGCGGTGTTTGCATTTTCGTCAGTCATGTCGCATCATCTTAACTAAAGTGACATGAA